TATCCTAGCTGATCTGGAGAGCCACAGGCAAAAAAAGATCGTAGAAAGCTCATAGAGATGAACCCAGAAGACATCTTTGATGAGTATACTTTTAACACCAGAGAATACAATCTAATTGATAGAACCTTACAGAAAGTTGACAGGTTTATACAGGGCCGTTAAACTAAAAGCAACCCCCCACACAAGGAGAACCCGAATGCCAAAGAACAACTACAACTATGGCGCTGACTACATCATGAATTCTGACAAAGTTGGCGTGGACAAGACCATGGGCGAAAACCAACTCACCCGTATGTCGCCCGACTTTGACACTGAAGTAAATCAGGGCAAGCTCGTAGAAGATGCAGGTAAGTCTGGCAAAGGCAAGAACGCCGAAGTCGACGCATCCATCCTGAACGCAGACAAAGATCGCGATTACTGATTATGCCTCGCAAGGATAGAATTTCTGGTAGTAAAGAGCCATTGACTCCAAAGCAGTTGGATAAAGTCGTCAGGCTAAAAAAAGGCGAGGTTCCAAAGGACTTCGGCGGCGCACGTGCACGTAGAAAAATTGAGGCTGGTAAAGCCGAAGATAAAGCACGGGCTACCAGAACTGCTCCTAAGACTGTAGAGCAGATCAAAGAGAATGCAAAAGACTTGGGAATCAAGAATACAAAGCTCTTAGATGACGCTACCGCTCAAGAACGTGCAAAAGTAGCCCGAGCAATCGGAGTACTAGGGGGTTTCTTTGGAACCTTAGCTTCTCCTACACCTGCTTACAAACGCGGTGGAAAAGTAACCAAACCTAAAAAATAAGGTCTCTAGATGTCCGACAATTTTCTAGAACCTGCCGAAGATACCCCGTTGCCGATCAGCGAAGCTGATGAGGCAATGCCCGGTCTGGCAGGTCACATTCGCGCCAAGTTTGAAGACGCAGAAAACGGTCGCTACGTTTACGAACAGCGGTGGTTGCAGGCGTATAAAAACTTTCGCGGTATCTATGATTCGACTACCCAGTATCGAGACTCGGAACGATCCAAGGTATTTATCAAGATTACCAAAACCAAGGTTCTTGCCGCGTATGGTCAGATTGTCGACATTCTGTTTGCAAACAAAAAGTTTCCTATCGTTGTAGAGCACACGCCTGTCCCTGAAGGTGTTGCTGAATTTGCCCACCTTGAAACTCCTGCTGATCAGATTGCCGAACAAGACATGTTTGGTTTTGAAGGCGACGGCAGACAGTTGCAACCCGGTGCACTCGAAGCACAACCTCTCGATTTTCTTGGCGGCATGAAAGACGAGCTTGCAGGAGCTCCTCTCAAGGAAGGTCCTTCTAAGATTGGTGAACCGCAGATCAGCCCAGCGCAAGAAACTGCCATGCGTATGGAAAAGCACATCCACGATCAGTTGCTGGACACCAACGCTACCAACGTTCTTCGAAATGCTATCTTTGAATCTGCCTTGCTTGGGACAGGTATCGTCAAAGGACCTATGAATCTCTACAAGAGAATTCACAAATGGCAAAGAGATCCTGAGACGGGCGAACGTGAGTATACACCTTACGAAAAGATTGTACCTCGTATCGAGCAAGTTTCGTGCTGGGACTTCCATCCTGATCCTTCTGCTGTCTCTCTTGAAGATGCAGAATATGTCATACAACGACACCGCATGAATCGTCAACAGCTTCGTGCACTCGTCATGGTTCCCCATTTTGACGCTGGCGCAATTGCTCGTGCAATAGCAAATGGCCCGAACTACGAAGACAAGTACTACGAAGACACTATTCGTGAGGACGAGACTGAGCCGTACTATCAAGAGAACCGTTTTGAGGTACTTGAGTACTGGGGTGTTCTCGACGCAGAGATGGCTCGCAAGGTAGGTCTCAACGTATCAGATGAAATCTCTGACCTAGAGCAAGTTCAGATCAACGCATGGGTTTGTGGCCAAGAAGTTATCCGCTGTGTACTCAACCCATTTACACCGGCTCGCATTCCTTATCAGGCATTTCCATTCGAAATCAACCCCTACCAGTTGTGGGGCGTCGGCGTGGCCGAGAACATGGAAGATGCACAGATGCTGATGAATGGTCACGTACGTATGGCTATCGACAACTTGGCCTTGGCAGGTAACCTCGTATTTGACGTGGACGAAGCTAGCCTCGTGCCGGGTCAGAACATGGACATCTTCCCGGGTAAGATCTTCCGTAGGCAGTCTGGCGTGACAGGCACGGCTATCAACGGACTCAAGTTCCCCAATACGGCACCTGAAAACATCCAAATGTATCAGATCAGCCGACAGCTGGCGGACGAGGAGACGGGCATTCCGTCGATCATGCACGGCCAAACAGGCGTCGCTGGTACTGGACGTACTGCCGCTGGTCTTTCGATGCTCATGGGCGGCGCATCGCTCTCTATGAAAACGGTAGTCAAGAACATCGATGATCTTCTACTCAAGCCTCTTGGCGAAGCGTTCTTTCAGTGGAACATGCAGTTTAATGATGAGGCTCCTGACATCGAAGGCGACCTAGAGATCAAGCCACGTGGCGTAGCCGCAGTGATGCAGAAGGAAGTTCGCTCACAGCGTCTGATTGGTCTTCTACAGACCGTAGCCAACCCAATGCTCGCTCCGTTCATTAAGATCCCGAACTTGATTCGCGAGCTGGCAATCGCACAGGACATCGACCCGGACAGCCTCGTCAACGATGTCAACGAAGCACAAATATACGCAGAGATGTTAAAAGGAATGATGGCAAATGCTCAACAAGAAGCAGGCGCAGAAGGTGGCCCCGGTGGTCAACAACCCGGAATGGGACCGGATGGTGGAGTACCTCAAGGAGATCAAGGAGTCGACAGTTCTGGCCGTGGTGCGAGCACAATCGGAACGGGAGATGTTCCACTTGCAGGGGAAGCTGGCTTTACTGGAAACACTGGTGGACCTGAAGAAGGTAGTATCTGATGTACAAAAGGCTGATTGATAGTTGGAATTACGATGAAGACTGGTACGTCAGCCTAACAGGTTGCTTCATGCCTAACGATGCCAGTGACGGCACGGCAGGTCCGGGACAGGCAGGTTCTGGCGATTCAGGAGGGCCGGGAGACGGACCCGGTGATGACGGCGGTGGTGATGGATTCGGTCTCGGTCCTCCCGGCGCAGGTAACGTCGGCACGGATGCTTTAGGGGATGTGAGCGTCAGTGTAGGTGACATTTCCGACATGGCCGAAAGCGGATTTTTTGGCGACGATGACGACGGTTTTTTCAGCGACGTAGCAGATTTCTTTGGCATAGGCACTCCTACTGGCATGACTATGAGCCAGCATCAGGATATGATCGGCTATATCGATGCGCTCGATGAGTCTATGCCCACAGGATTTAGCCCATTCGGTACTCCGACGAGTGTCATGGCTATGGACATGGCCGTTCCTGACTTCACTGCATTTGGCATGGAGATGGAAGTACCCATGGCCGAAAAGGTACCGGGTATGTTGGCTGGCTTTGTTACCGGACTAGCTGTTCCGGGTCCTCTAGGAGGAGTCATGGGAGGTTTGTCCAGAGCCGCCGTAGATAAAGCCATGGGTATGCCTGTGGATGCGGAAAGTGTCATAGGTGGCGTAGTAGGTTCACTGGCTGGTAACCTCGGATCTACCATCGGTGCCCAAGTAGGCTATAACATCACCGGGGAAATGACAGGCGCAATTGCTGGTAGCACAGTAGGCGGACTTGCCGCTTCCAATGTCGCCGCTAATGCAGTCAGCGCCACTTTTGGACCAAGTGTATCGCAAGATCCTACTACGGGAGATCGTACTACCGTCAGCGCCGCTTTTGGACCAAGTGTATCACAAGATCCTACTACGGGAGATCGCACTACCGGAGGTATCTCTGTAGGTACCCCGGGGCCATCTGAGCCTATCACACCATCTTCACAAGCTCCCGGTGTATCCGTCAATGAACAAGGAAACTACAGCTACGCATCGTTCTTTGACTTTGCAAACACCATTTCAGATTTCTTCGGATATGATTCCTTCGGATATGGTTTCTTAGGATATAACGAGGGCGGCAAAGTTGCCTCTACTCCTAGAAGGAGAGTCCAGAAGCGTATGCTAGATGGTCTAGACAGATTCTCTGAAAATATGTATATTTTAAAGAACATCGGTGCGAACATATCAGATATTGATATTAAGCGATCCATGAACAACGTAATCGTAGGTGGCCCAGATCCTCTGAGTGAATACGTAGATATACTCACTTCAAAAGAGCGCAGGGAAGCGTCCAAAGGGTTCACAAAACCTTCCAAGGAGCTCAAGTCCCTCCTAGAAAAAGTAAAAAAGAAACTTCCTATTCCCGTAGCTATGCAAAAGGGTGGCAAGGTACCAGCACCTGATTTCATCGGAGAGCCTGCCTCACCACAGACACTCGGTCCTGAAAATATTGCAGACGATGTTCCAAAGGATGGCGAGGATGGCGGTTTTGTAATCAATGCTCCTGCTGTCGCAAAATCAGGTCGTATGTACATTGAGAGCCTGATATCTGATGCAATCGACTCCCTTGAAAAGAAGGGCATCACCGTATCCGACAGAGCCGGAAAACCAGTTACAGATGACCGTGTACCCCTCTTGTTATCTGAAGGTGAAGTATACCTGCCTCCCGAGATTGCAGAAGAAATAGGGATGTCTCGTCTCGAAAAGATGAACAATCGAGGCAAAAAACAAGTCGCAAAACTACAGAAACAAGCGGAAGAGGAAGGTTTCGCACCTGCACCCACCGCCTAACCGAATCCCACATGGGATATCCTGTCGGCCACCCGTACTTGCTTGCGGCCCCGACCTAACAACCGAAGCGGCCACCCGTCTAGAACGGCCCCGCATGACACAAGGTGAATTATGACAAAAGCAAAAGGGCATCGTGCCAATAAACCCAACGATTCGTTCGGTACGATCAACAACGATAATCTTTATCGCGGAAGCTACAAAGAAGAAGTGTATAAAGAGGATGAGGACAACGAAGTAGTTGAGCAGGAAGAACAGACTGACCCCTCTGCGGAGGCCACTCAGGAAGAAAACTTCGCCAACGAACCTGAGTCACAGAACGAGGTAGATTACAAAAAACGTTACGACGATCTCAAGCGTCACTACGACGAGAAAGTAAACGAGTACAAAGCTGAGATCGAAGAAATGAAAGCAGGAAAAACTCAACAGTACACAAACGAGGAACTCGAGCAGATTAAGCAACAGAACCCCGACCTGTATAACATGATTGAGAAAGTATCATCTGCACGAGTCCAAACCCTTCAGGAAGAGCTCGAACAGCTCAAGTCCAAAGAAAAAGAACTCGTCAAGCAAAAAGCATACGAAGAACTGCTTCGCCTACAGCCTGACTTTGACACTCTCAAATCAGATGAGAAATTCTTAGAATGGTTGCAGGAACAACCCAAATCTATTTCTGACGGCATCTATCGTAACAACACAGACGCCAAGTGGGCATCACGTGTAGTTGATTTGTACAAGGCAGACACAGGGTCCAAACCACAGAAGAAATCCCGGAACGCCGACGCCGCCGCGTCCGTCACCAAGCCTCAAGCAAAAGAGGTACAGACCAAGGCCGACGGCAACAAGCGTACTTGGAAGGCTTCTGAGATCCGGAAAATGAAGCCGTGGGAGTTCGAGAAACTCGAAGAGGAACTCGACAGTGCACGTGCAGAAGGCCGGATCGACTTTTCAAGTTAATTGTCAATCCATCAAGGAGGAATAACCGATGGCTTTCAATAGTGCCGCAGGTTACAACAACCTGCCTTCTGGTAACTTTACGCCAGAAATTTTTAGCCAAAAGGTTCTCAAGTTCTTCCGTCGTGCGTCAGTTGTAGAGGATATCACCAACACTGACTACGCCGGTGAAATTGAAAACTTTGGCGACACCGTTCGCATCATCAAGGAGCCGACCATCACCGTCTCCCCATATGCTCGCGGTTCCGTAGTAAACCCACAGGATCTGGCTGATGACCAGATCACCATGGTCGTAGATCAGGCCAACGCATTTGCGTTCAAGATCGACGACATCGAAGAGCGTCAGTCACACGTAAACTTCGAAGCATTGGCCACCTCTTCCGGTGCCTTTTCTTTGAAGCGTAAGTACGACTCA